GCTGGAGATCACCACAAAGTTGGTGGACACCTTCTATCAAGGCGACACCAAGGTTGCCGGCGAGATCCGGCAGCGGGTTTCCAAGTGGGGCGCAACGGTCGAGGACCGCGCCCGCTTGCGCATGTCCGTTGAGGACGACCAGGACCAGGACCAGGCCGAAGAGACGGCCGGCACTGAGACCACCACGACAGATCTGGATGAGGAGCTGTTTCGACTCCTGAATGACTGAATAGAGGTGAACGCCCTTGCAGACTGGCAATCTGCCCGAGGGAGTTCCCTCCCCCAAGGAGACCCTCGGATACGAAATCATCCGCTGGGCTCAGAAATACATTGTCCAGCCTGATGGCGAACGAGCCGGTGAGTCTTGGCAGTTCACTAAGGAACAGCTGAGATTTGTTCTGTGGTTCTACGCCATCAACCCGGATGGCACATGGAAGTTCTCGGCCGGCACCCTGCGCCGGGCCAAGGGTTGGGGTAAGACGCCCCTGTTGGCGTCCCTAGCCATTGTTGAGTTCATCGGCCCTTGCAGGTTCAGTCACTTCAATGCTTTCGGACTCCCGGTAGCCAAGAGGGTCCCCCTGCCTACGGTCCAGATCGGCGCCACGGCGTACGACCAGACCGAGCAGACGCTAGAGATGATCCGAGGAATGCTCTCGGAGTCTCCAGCCGAGAAGGAGTTCAACCTCGACATCGGTAAGGCCGTTGTCCAGTTCAAGTCTGGTAAGCCCGGCTCCATCAAGCCGAAGGCGACTGCCGGCCGGACGAATGAAGGAAATAGGCCCACGTTCGCGCTCATGGATGAGGTCCACCACTGGGTTGGCTCGAATGGTGGTCCTGACTTCTACCAGACCATCAAGCGAAACATCGAGAAGACGACCTCTGCCGGTTCGCGTTGGGTCACAACGACCAACGCCTACAACCCGAATGAGGACTCGGTCGCTCAGCAGATCCACGAGTCAGAGATGGTCCGTGCGGGCTACTGGCTGTACGACTGCATCGAAGGCGTGATCGAGCAAGACGAGCTGCGGGACGCAGAGAAGGTCAGCCAGGCCCTCATACAGGCATACGGCGACGCGACTTGGGCTGACATTCCCGGCCTGACTCGAACGATCCTCCACGACCGTACGACGCCTGATTCGACGTACCTGCGCTTCTTCTTCAACACTATTGCCGAGTCTTCTGACGGCTGGATGTCCAAGTCTGAATGGGACGCGTGCTTCAACGAGGGCGATCCCATCAAGCCCGGCGATCAGATAGCCATCGGCTTTGACGGCTCGATCCGCGGTGACGCGACGGGCCTTGTCGGGTGCCGGCTCAGGGACGGCAAGCTGTTCGTCCTCGGCCTGTGGGAGAACCCCAGGGACCCCAATCAACCTGACTGGGAAGTCGACGTTCTCTCTGTGGAGGCCGCGGTTAAGCGGGCCTTCGAGACTTACCGGGTTGAGTGGATGTACGCCGACCCGCCTTACTGGCAAGAGAACATCGGTCGTTGGGCTCTCGAATGGGGCGACGACTTCGTATTCGAGTTCTGGACCAACAAGCCGACGCGCATGGTTCAGGCAGTCGAGCGATTCCGGACCGCTGCGATGGTCCGTGACGTCCTGCACGACGGAAACGACGACCTTACCCGCCACGTGCTGAATGCCGTGGTTCGGGAAGTGCCTCAGGGCTTTCTCATTACCAAGGACTCTCCGAGGTCCAAAAAGAAGATCGACCTTGCTGTGTGTGCAGTTCTCGCATTCGAGGCGAGGGCTGACGCCATCGCGGATGGGCGGCTTAAACGACGTAGAGCTAGGGTGGTTGGATTTTGAGCGTTCTCAGCATCGACACTTCGCCAAATGAAGTGCCCGCGGGTCTGGCGCCGGCCACCCCGGAACAGTGGCTCGACTGGCTGTTCTCCAAGCTTGCTCGACGCAAGGCTAACTACCAGATCTACGGCCAGTACTACGACGGCTTCCACCAGCGGCTCATGTTTGCTCAGGTCCGCCACTTCGATCAGTTCCACTCCACGTTCGACTCGTGGAGAGACAACTTCTGCGGCCTGATCGTGGATTCTGTCAATGAGCGGTTGGCTGTCGACGGCTTCCGAATGACGGACGAGCCCGACGCGGATAAGGACGCTCGGGACATCTGGCAGCGGAATGCAATGGATTCCGAGTCCAACGCCGCGATGCTCGACGCGATGATTCAGGGTGTCTCGTACGCCGTTGTATGGGCGGATAAGCAGGGCAAGCCCACCATCACGATTGAGTCCGCTGAGAACTTCATCGTCCAGTACAAGCCTGGCAGCCGTCGAGAGATCGACGCAGCAGCCAAGTTCTACTACGACGATTGGGGCCGGCAGTGGGTAACGCTGTGGCTTCCCGACGCTGTCTATACGTTCGCCAAGGGCTCGTTTTCGTGGGAGAAGGGTGACGCTGCCCCGAACCCCCTGGGCGTCGTTCCGGTAGTGCCCATCAACAACAGGTCCCGTCTTCTGCGTGATCCGGTCTCCGACCTTCACACGGTCATCCCGATCCAGGACGCCATCAACAAGACGGTGGCTGACGCGCTGGTCGCATCCGAATATGCGGCCTGGCCTCAGCGGTACGTCACCGGCCTGGAAATCGTGGAGGACGACCACGGTAACCCCGTCGAGCCCTTCAAGGTCGCGGTGGACAAACTGTTGCAGGCGGAAGATCCGAACGCCAAGTTCGGCCAGTTCGAGGCCGCCAACCTGAGCAATTACGTGGTCTTGATCGAGATGCTTGTTCAGCACATGGCCAGCATTTCCCGTATCCCGTTCCACTACTTCATCAACGGCGGAGGCATGATCCCGTCCGGTGAGTCCATCACCGCAGCGGAGGCCGGTCTCATCGCCAAGACCAAGGAACGAATGCTCCACTTCGGTGAAGCATGGGAAGAGGTCATGAGGCTCTGCTTCGCGGTCATGGGCGATGCCCGCGCTGAAGCGTACTCCGCGGAAACCATTTGGAAGGACCCGGAGAACAGAACCGAGAGCCAACACATGGACGCGCTTCTGAAGCTTCAGATGATCGGCGTCCCGAGAGACCAACTCCTCTCCGATGCTGGCTACACGCCGCAGCAGATAACCCGCTTCGCAGACATGAGGGAAGCCGACGCCAAATCCGCAATGGAACTGGCGAAGAAGTACCCCATGCCTATGCAGCAGGACCCAGCGGGCGACAAGCCCGGCGATAAGCCTGCCGGACCTCCCGGCATGTCGCAGAAGGCCCAGCAGACGGCACAGAAGCCGCCGCAGGGCAACAGCGGCAATCAGGCCCGGAAACAGAACCCGGCCTAACCCCAACAACGCATTACGACGGCTGCCGAAATGGCGGCCTTTTTTCATGCCCGAAAACCGAAATGGATGGGTGGATCAATGAGCGACGACAACCAGAGCACTTCCACTGGCACCGAAGCGGGACAGTCGAACGACACGTCCCAGCAGCAGACTCCGACTCTCGACAGCCTTCAGGCCGAAGTCGACAAGTGGAAGTCCCTTTCCCGCACGAATGAGCAGCGGTGGAAGGACGCGTCTGCGGAGCGAGACACGTTCAAGCAGCAGACCATGACGGACACGGAAAAGGCGCTTGAGGCCGCAAGGGCTGAGGGCCGCAATTCCGCACTCTCCGAGGTTGGCACTCGACTTGCTGAGGCCGAGCTTCGCGCTCTGGCCGCGAATTCCGGCGTGGACCTTCCCCCGGCTGACTACCTCAACATGTCCCGGTTCGTCTCTGACGGACAGGTCAATGCCGACGCACTTTCTGAGTTCGTGTCGTCGCTTCCGAAGCGGGAATCCTCTCCCGCTTTTCGCCAGGACATCGGTCTTGGCCGCCAGGGATCTCCCGGCGCTAACCAGCTCACCCGAGCTGATCTCTCCAACATGAGCCCCGCGGAAATTAACAAGGCCCGCACGGACGGCCGCCTTGACGCGCTTCTCAGGGGTGAAATCTGACCTATCCAGTGAGGTAATGCATGGCTTTTAACACTCAGACCAAGACCGGTCTTCAGGCAGCTTCGGGTACCACTTTCATTCCCGAGATCTGGACCGCGGAACTCCTCCAGGACCTCGAAGAGGAGCTTGTTCTCGCCTCTGCCAAGTTCACGAACCGGCAGTATGAGGGTGAGTTCCGACGTGAGGGCGATGTCGTCCACATCCCGCACTTCGTGAATGACCAGGTTGCGGATAAGGGCCTGGTCTCGGCGTACGGCTCGATCGGCACTGCTGACCACGCGGCCCTTCAGTACATCGACATGCGTGTGGCCAAGGGTTCGTCCTTCCACATCGAGGTTGACGCGCTGCACCAGCTCCAGACCAAGAGTGGCATTGACCTGATGTCCAACCTGATTGCCCAGCGCGCCCGCGCCATGGCGGTCAAGCTGGACGAGGTTGTTGCTCAGACGCTTCTCGCCGCGATCAGCGGTAAGGACCTGAATGGCGCTGCTGACCCGGCCGCGACCCTGACCGGCCTGCCGGCGCTGCACGGCTCGATTGACGAGATTACGGACTCTCCGACCGGCGACAACACGACCCGTAAGGCTGCGAACCGCTACCTCAGCGTCTATGACTACGTGGTTGCGATGCTGGAGAACCTTGACATCAAGTCGGCTCCTGCGGACCGATTCCTGTTCGTCTCGCCTCGTATGCGGTCGCTCCTGCTCCAGGACCCCAAGTTCGTTGAAGCGCAGGTCTACGGCGGTTCTCCGGTTATCCCGAATGGCTTCTCCGCCATCGGCACCATTCTCGGTGTCCCGGTTACCGTCGCCAACGCGCTCGGTTCTCACACTCGCCCGAACAACCCTCTGATCAAGAAGGGTAACCAGAAGTTCGAGGCGGTTGACCTCTACATGGGTGCCGCTTCCGCGACTTCCGTGGTCATCCCGTTCGCTCAGATGGAGGCTTACAAGCCGCAGGCGACGTTCACCGACGCGATCAAGTCGCGAGTCATCTACGACGCCAAGGTCATTCGACCGGAACAGCTCGTTGTGGCCCGCGGTGTTGAGGCGGCTCTGACCGCTCACAACGCCACCGTGACGGTCACTGAGACCGAGATCGTCTGATCTGGATGGCCTTCGTAACCCAAAGCGATGTGGTCGCCCGTCTCGGGCGGCCCGTCGCAGACGACACGGAGGCCGCTCGGATCACCGCCTTCATAGACGACGCCACAGGGCTGGTCACTGACTACTGCCGGAACGACTTCCAGCAGCACAGTGCCGAGACGTTCGATCTGGTGGTTGAGGGGGGTCAGGCTCTACTGGCCCCCTCTCTGTCTCCCAACCTGGTCATTACGTCCCTCACCCTGCACGACGAGTACGAGGACAGAGACCTCACGACCGACGAATGGAAGGTCATGGGGTCCACCCTCTACCTGCGTGACGCTCCCGCGTACACCACGGTCACAGTCACAGCCTCTTGGGGCTGGGCGGCTGTGCCGGCCGCGGTGAGGGCGGCTGTCTGTTCTGAGGTGATCCGGTGGTTGTCCGTCAGCCCTGGCACGGTCATGGAGAAGACCGGAGACCTTGAGGTTCAGTACGCGGCCACCGCGTACAACTCGGGCCTCTCCGAGGCCGCCAAGTCGATGCTGAGCAAGTACCGCCAGCGCGTTGCGTCGATCTCCCTGCACCGATCCGAGGCCCACAGGCCAGACCGACCGGAGATCACATGGCGCTATTCAACGACCGTATAACCGTCTACCGCGCCCAGCTCGTCACCGACGACTACGGGAAGCACCGGGACTGGGGCAACCAGATCTCTGTGTGGTCCGGCATGGGTGCCGGCGTCCCCTACCGGCGTGCGTGGATGGCGGACGAGTCCTCCCGTGAGACCGCCCTCAACAGGGCGACGCTCTACCTCCCCGGCGATGTTGATGTCGATTCCGCTGACCGAATCCAGTTTCAGGG